TTGCAAATAATATATTTTTATACGTTGCTGATATATACCATGTCATATATGCTTTCGGAAAAGGACAGGTGGAAGGTATCTTAATACTGTCAGCTTCATCATAGAATACGCGTCTCCATGTAGGAGTGATATCACGTACACGGAATGAATTCATGAGAGTTGGAAAGAGTGTGTTACTTACTAAAGTTATGTGTGAAATTCGCATACTTGTTAAAAAGGTTTCTTTATCGAGGTCGCGCTGCGTTTTTAAGAAATGTGTACGAAGAGTTGTCTGTGTTGTAATTGTATCTTGCCACTGTCTATAAATTGTATGCGGGACTACAATAAGAGAATCAAATACGGTATCATCAAATCTTTGTATAGTGGGAGATATAGAAAAGCAAGAAGAAATACTATCTGTCTGCAAATTGCTCAAAGGAACTTGATTCAGTTTTAGAGGATGCGTGGCCATCTGGCTCACATGACCGAGAACCATGAGAGTCTTGCCTACGCCTACACTATCACCGAGCAGTGCAAACTTGCTAAATAAGGTCTCCTCTTGTATCTTGTATCCAATTTGCAGTGAAAGTTCTTTTTCTCGCATAGCATCCAAAGAAGCAAGTTGGTGTATTCGTAATGGAGGTGTAACATGGGGTGGTTGCGCAGCTATGGGAGATTCTGACGTAAGAGCATTTGCAAATGTTTGTTCATACACTTCTAAATGCTTTTTTATTGAACGTAGCCCATTCATTTTTGAAGTCTCTCTAAGAGAAAAATACATGGGTTGTTTATGCAGTGCTATAAAAGGTTCGAAGAGAAGAGGATTTAATAAATGCATTCATTTTCATAGATGTCTCTTTTACAAAGGGGTTTGTACCATCGCGTAACTTTGTCTTGTCAAATGTATTTTCACTGTGGCTTATGACCAGCATAACTTTAAAGGGGTCAAGTTGAATCATGGGATGCTTATAATTCTCTAGAAATGACTTTTCTTCTGCAAAACTGACGGTTTCGTCGTACACGTGTTTCTCAGCATAGGAACGCCGCCAAGCCATTGTTCCATTCGTTGCGTGATTCTTATTAAAGGGACCCATCTTATAAATTTTCTTAATATCTGTATAATACATATAGATTTCTGAACTACCTGCGAGTTCAACTGTAGGAGGAGCCCTTGCAAATTGTTGGACGACATGAGAAACCCGCTCAGGAGAATAAAAATCGTCGTCGTCCATAGCAATAATAATATCACCCCTTGACTCCTTATTCAAGATATTCCGTTTGGCTCCAATCAAAAGCTTTTGTTCATGGCGAATATACCGAAGATTAGGAATTTTCTTTGCAGCCTCGTCAAACACATCTTTTACAGAGTCTGTACCGTCATCTAAAATTATCCATTCCATCTTTTGTTTCGGATACGTTTGCGAGATATAACATTCAATCAAAGAAGGTAGAAACTTTCTACGATTGAATGTAGGAGTAATTACTGAAACGAAGGGCTGCATCTGCATCTGCATTTTATATCTTAGTTTAGGTTTATACCCTTTGAGCTACTAATGTTGGTAGAATTGATTTCTGTAAAACAGCTAAGCGATCTGCATTTTCATTATTTCGCATCGTCTGTATCCATCCACGTATTCCAGGAGTGTCGGCGTATCCATAGACACGTTTATCAAATGTAAGAGGCTCTGAAGGATCATATGGTTTTATAGGAAATATCGATTCAAAATGCGGACCATCTGTCTTTGGCCAAATCCAGTGTGAAATTTCACGATATGTGTAATAGGGGAGTAATATGGGGGCAAATATAAATGTGTAGACAAAGGCCAGAATACGATACGACAGAGGTTTGTAGAGAAGATCATTCGCTGCGAAAGCAGCAAATCGTAGAGCTAGACAGATATATAGGATAGTTCCAATATAGGCAAATGCATATTTTGCAGCAGAACTTATATCATCTTCCCAAGTTCTTGGCTTTTGCGTACCTGTTGTTAAAGGGGTTTCTGTAGGCGCGATTGATTGTTGAAGGTCAGATACATCTAAGGAGGCAGTAGCTCCAGATAAGTCTACTGATGGCACAGGAGACCCCGATAGGTCAACAAATCCCTCTGCTGCCGTTAACTTGTTCAGGATAACCTGGGCTTTCTCAGGAGGAAGTGCAGCAAGAGCTGTTTTCAAATTTGTTTGTAAATCTTTATTCAGCCCTTCAAGCTTTTCTACATATAAAGTCTTTCTTGTATTCACTTGTTGTACAGTGAGTTCAACATTTGCATTCCACCAAGCGATTTCTGATTCTAAAAAGGTTTTTAGAGCACGAATTTGCCAATATGAAAGCCCAGCTTCCGTACAAACAACCGACTCTTTTTGAAAAATATCATAGCGTTTTAAAACTGCTTGCCGTACTTGTGCACGGAGAGGGGCAGCCTTGGCAAGTTCATCGTCACTCGGCTTTGTTGTAGTTATATAGGAAAAAACAGACATCGCCTTCTGATGTTGTAAAAGGTAAGAAATTCTATACTATTTACTAGAGATGAAGGACTGGGTTGTCGTTATTCCTTCGTATAACCGAGTAGACACTTTAAAAGAAAAAACTCTGAAAGTTCTTCAAGAATATAAGATTCCTCCTTCAAAAATCTATGTGTTTGTTGCAAATGAGGAACAAAAAGAATTATATGAAACGGGTTTGGAAAAGGGTTCGGTGGGGCATATTGTGGTAGGTGTAAAAGGATTGGCAGAAGTCAGAAATTTCATATTCAAATACTTCCCGAAAGGAAAACATATAGTTGAGATGGATGATGATATTCGGGGATTATTAGAATATGATGTTAAAGCAAAAAGGCACGAGAAGCCTTTAAAAGATTTTGTTGGAATTTGTAACCGTGGGTTTGAAGAGTGTAAGAAGGCTGGTGCACGTTTATGGGGAGTATATTCTGTCCCTAATGGATTTTTTATGAAACCTACCGTAACTACTGACTTACGATTTATCATTGGCAGTTTCTGGGGTTGTATTAATCCTGGAGAAGAAATACAGTTAACTTTAGGAGGTGAAAAAGAAGATTATCAACGCACGATACAATTTTGGGAAAAAGATGGGGCAGTTGTTCGTCTAAACTTTGTTGCTCCCAAGACAGCCTATTACAAAGAACCTGGCGGAATGCAGGAAGGGGATAGAGTAGCCAAACAAAATAAAACAGTAAAATCAATGCTAAAACGATGGCCGCAGTATATTAAGATGAATCCTAGAAGGAAATCTGGATATCCTGAAATTCGGCTCTACACACAGAAGGTAAAGAAGACTAAAGAGTCTAGCGACTAAAGAGTCTAGCGACTAGAGAGTCTAGCGACTAAAGAGTCTAGCGACTAAAGAGTTTAGCAACTAGAGAGCATACTTCACGTCACCCATTCCTGATTCCACAATAAAGAAGTTTATATTTTCAACATAGAAGTTTATGCTGTAAATATAGGAAGAGTTCGGAGGAAGAGGATACACCTGTAAGTCAACCTGGAGTCTGCGAATACGGCTACTATTAATCGAACCCGCGGGTTGAGGGGTCGGACTATGCAATTCGAAAGAATAGATAGGGAGTCTACGATTTGCACCACCATCTAAGTACTTCCACGGTGTCAAGTTTGTGTAAAAGGCTGTTGGTTTCAGTTCCTGAATCTCATTTCCATCTGCCAAGATTCGTAGGGCTTGAAGAATATCAATCTGCCCAGAGGGAACTAGAAGTCCTGTCGCACTTTCCATTTCTATGAAACTACTATTTACATATGGAGTAGTAGGAATTTTCGGACGTTGCGGCCAATTCCACCAATTCGTAAAATTATATGCATTATTGCGATACATGAGAACATCAGAACGCCGAGGAATTGTAATAATTCGTGTAATCGGATTATGGATATCCAAGTATAGTAGACTATTGTTAATCACTTCTGGAAAACTCACTAAGGTCACTTGGCGTGTAAGATACATCAAAGGTGTACTGGCAAATAAGTTTCGTTCTTTTTCAGGTAAGAACACATAGGTTGTATGCAGAGTGGGGCTACACGCCCAAGTATTAAGAGGGGGTATGGTGTAATTTATGTCCGTAAAATAGTTGCGTATTTGCTGAGAATCATCATTAGTACTTACAAGATTTGGTATATTACTCTGAATACTGCTTAGTGATGACATAACACGAAAGCCAGGAGCCATACGATATCCAGAAAGGTCCATAACTGTATATAATTGCTTTGATGGTGTCAAATTGATAGTGACATCAATAGTATAGTATTGTAGACCTATGAGAGGTAGTGCTTGACCTTCTTCAGTGAACCAGAAAGGTAGAGGAACATAGATTGTGGAAGCAGGAATGGAGGGTGTATTATTTTGTGCAGTGTCGGATGTTGAAATATCCCTAAACACCGTAGGATATTCTCCACCTGTTGCTGTCGGGTTTCCATATAGTCCATTTGCAGGATCGTAGAGTTCAGGAACATCACCAACAAGTTGTTGCCATTTCTCAAACTTATCCTTCGGAAAATCAATCATAGCCTTGCTCATCAAATATTCTCCCGTGAATTCTTGAATCTTATTCGGACCCGAAGTAATGTAGACCGATTGTATAGCTGCTGCACCCAGATAACGAACCCACTGAAATTGCTGCTGTGTTGTAGGACCCGTTTCTGAACAATTTGTTCGCTGCCACTTGCTATAAATGGCGGGAATGTTAAAGGAGAAGTACATATCGGATAATAAGTCTCCAACACGGTCAACACGAGCTCTCAATTGGACAGTTTGGTCGTAGGGATAATCGGTAGGGCCATCCATAAGTTTCGTGGTTGTTTCAAGGGAAAAGTGTGTATACTTCTTAAATGTTTTGTAAAAATAGGTCATATCGGGGTTGCCCGATAAGATCACATTTTGTGCGCCATAGGCTACTAAACTTACTAGCCCACCCCCAGGCATTCTTCTGATTGCTTGGATTAGGTCTTAGGCCTTTTTAGCCTCTTTGCTGTGTCCACCAACTGTCAATTAAATAGGGGGGTCTGTCCAATGCATTTGTATTTGTTGAGCAAGTCTTTGAGCTCGGTCCCATGTTTAACATGGCCTGGATTTCAGAATACGTTACCGCATAAGAGAAATAGTACAGATTGCTTATAAATCCAGCGAATGTTCCACTTACCGTCATATTTTCACCAGGAGGGATACCCATGCTTGACGTCGTAGGATTGTTTTGCGTATTGTCGAAGAGTGTAAAAGGGGTTCTTACGGTAGGGAATACCGTCAGAGTCTCATAATTCTGGTAAGGCAGAGTACCATTAAATGTTGTCTTCTTCGCCAGATTTCCATTAATGTAGACTTCAAGAGAGTTATTACGTAGAACAATGGCTAAATGGAACCACTTGTTAAAAGGGATTTGTTCTACATCTGTAACATTGAACCAAGAATCATAGGTGTTCATCACCACGCGCAGAGTAGGTGAGTTATTCTTAGCATTGCTGCCACTTACAAAGACGCCAGGTCCTAGGAGAGGTGAGGGACCCGTTTCATATCCTTTATAGAATATCGTCTTCCATCCATCGGAGCCATCGTCCGTATTGGAGTTTACATAGATAAACGATGTATAAGAAAACTCAATGCCGGTCAATTGATTCTCGGAATACGGTAAAATCACGGTATTGGAAGGATTTGACGGGTCTTGGCGAAACATCTGAGGATTACCGGAAGGACATGTGCTGTCAAGAATAGCTACACGCGCCCCCTTGAAAGCATACCATGCCTTGTACATTTGTTCGACCATCATGTATATAAAGAAAATCACAAATGCGATGATGATTGCCATAAGTATTTGAGGAAATACTCCAGAACTGCTAGAGTCCATTCTACCAGGTAAGCGCAAAAATCAAGAATCTTTGATTCTTTGATGTTTGAACTATAAGATTCCTACTTTAGCTGCTCCCCTGTTTGCAAGCATTGCAAGGATTCAGTTGATTGGCAACGGAAGGATTCAAGTTGATATTCACACTAAAGATGCTTGTCAACCAGCCCCAGATGCTGAAAGGTCCCGCGGGTCCATCCTGGTACGTCTTATATACCGCATCAGGAGATAGTGCATAATTATAGTAGTTTCCATTTGCAAAGTAACCCTTCAGATTTCCACCATTATTCAAGCCAAAGTAGGCAGTTCCTGAGCCACTCTTCGAACCTAGTGAGAACCCACTAGAATATACGCAAGAACGTGCTAACTTACCATCAATGTATACGTCGAGTGTTCTGCTATTCGCTACCACCGTGATTAATACCCAACGCTGGAACTCAATACCATTGATGATATCGCAACGGTCATTGCTAGTAAAGGTCGTTCCAGCATTGTAGTTGCTAATCAAGGATGTTAGAGGGTAGCTACTTCCATTTTGCGCCGTCAGCGAATTATTAATCTGTTGGGTCGGGTCGGTCGTGCTCTGGCGGACAACTAGCGTCGCGTTTACTGGATTCAGACCCACGTAGATGAGCGTATTTCCAGGGTTCGTTTTGGAGAAGCGGTTATTGCTGATTTCCATTAAATGCGCCAATTGTGCACTGCCTCCAGGGGCAAGGAACCCCTTCGTATCCGTGACGTACACCCAGAAACTGGCAGAATATTGCCCATTATCATTCACTCCTGTAAGCTCTGTAGAAGAGACTACCGAATACCCTGAAGCTGAATCCATAACTGTGGCAGTCATAGACGGGGAGCCTGATAAGATAGGAACGGTAGATGAATTTGACTGGCTGTTAAATAGCCATTGGTACGTATATATCAAGACTACAATCGCAACAAGAACTACTAGCAAACTTAACAGAGTAGAACCTATTGATCCTCCGCGCATGACGGAATATTTATTGACATTCGTACTCATTCTGTATCAGGCTTCGGATTTTTGATTCTTTAGGATACATTTGTTGAATATGTTGTAAATGGAGAGCCAGGGGGTGGAGACACTGACGGAAGTGTCTCACAATTTCCAAAGAAACATGCGGGTGCTGCTATAGAATTCCAAGAAAGTGGAGGCTGGTCAACATAATACGGTACACCGCGCATATTTAGCAAAGTGCTCATGTCATTCTTCACATCGGATGCATAATACGCACGATTATATGCCATAAAAAATCCAATTTGACCCCTCCATCCTGCGCCTCCTGAAGGCATTGCCGTCCATGAAAGAACCGTGTCGGGCGGTATAGGAACGTAGTCAGTGAGACTACTCGCCTGAAGTTTTGCACCATAATATACATCAAATCTGCGCCCCTCTTTCACAATTGTAATAGCTGTCCACTTTTGCAAAGGAATGGCCGGAAGGGGAATCGTTTCGATATAATGCTGTGAATTGTCAGTTCCCGTACGTATTTTTAAAAGTGCCGGAACATACGGTTTATCATTCTGGCTGGTATATCCAGATGTCCACAGTTGGACATAGTCGCCAATACTCAATATATTCGTAAGATAGCCAGCATTCGAGTCACAGTTCTTACAGTTCGTACCAGAACACTTACATGGTTTGAATGAATAATCTTGGCAATTCGGGGCAAAGGATGTTACAGGAGCGGCAGCTTCAATGCAATCCACCTTTGACAAAGTCTTCGGAGCTCCTTGAATAAACACGGCAAAGCGCAGAGTACAGGGCGCACCTGACCATAAAGACCCTGTATTCGGTAAAACAATCTGACTTGCCTTTGACAAATCGTAGGTCGCTTGTTGTCCTTGATACGGGGTTTTATTTACATTCACAAAGTACAGTATGAATGTAGCTAAGATTAATGCAGAGGCTATAAAAAGAATCGCCTCTACCAGCATTCTACTACTAAGTCTCTAGCATGTTGATTGTCCGCTAGATGCTTCAGGCGGTAAACCAAAATCACTCTGTAGTGCGAGAGCCGGTTGCGCATTGAGCACTTCCGTATATGTAATAGCACGAGGCCATACGTGAAAATTCTGCACAAATACCGTTTGCGTAGGAGAATTTGCCCATGCAGGACTTGCATAAAAGACTTGATTCTTTGCGAGTGCGGGACTTATTGAGTTCGTTGTAATAGGGGTCGGTAGAACGCGTTGAAAAGTCTGTTTTCCATTCAGATATAGAGTAAATAATGATTGTTCGGCTACTACGCTAATTCTGAAAGGTGTATACAAAGGCACGTTTTCAATAGGGGGGCAGCTATAGTTTGTTGCCGAGTTTCCTACAAAGAACGTTAGCACGAGGTCATTCGTTGTTGTCAGATACAAAATCATTGATGAATTATTGCTCATATACGATATAAAATCGTCCGCGGAGGTTCCAGGAGGAGGTGTTAAAGGGGGTTTCTCTAGGGCAGTAACATTTGACTTATAGAGAATGAGACGTGTTGACGGATTTGAGTCAGTAATTTTGCGTACAAAGAGGTCAATGGAAAAGGAGAAGTTATTTATAAAAGAAGTCCCTGCAAGTTTGTCGCCGCTAATAGGTACCATAGCTGAAGGTGTGGGCTGTGCCTTTGTATTCCAGTACACTATGTCTGACGTAGGACCTGATATATAGATTACTCCTTGCCCACCAGGATAAAACTTAAAAATCGGTGTAATTGTAAAATGAACAAAGACAGCTATAAGGAAGACTAAGAACAAGTACATGAACAAATAGAATAGCACTTGTAAGAAATAAGAACCGTGTTCGGGTGTAAACGTCTGTGATATGCCAGAGGATACAGAATTGTAGGTAGTAACTGCAGTCTTTTTCACGGCTTTTACGGGAGAACTGCCTAAGATATTTGCAATAATATCTTCTCTTGACTTATTATCCAGGCTCATTCTTCTTCTGATACGGGAGTCTTCTTTTTGCGTAAAGTATGATTCTTAGAATTGAATCCGATTTTCTTAAAGTACTTGCGAGTTTCGGTATTCTTACAGGCTCGGAGTTTTTCACGTAAATAGCAGACAAAACTAATGCGAGTAAACGGTTTCTCGGCACCTAGAGTTCCTGTCTCCAAGTCATCCTTGTGAATTCTTGGCAGTTGTTTATTAGCTTTCTTATCTTCTTCCGTTTCATAGAGTTTCGTATTGCAGTGCCATTCGTGAACGTCCATGGCTAAGAAGTCACCCGTTCGGACATTGAATCCGATTTTGAACTGCGGAAATAAGGTATATCCTCCATGGTACTGACCACGCTCTATAACGGACAAATTTCCATAACCATCGCGAAAGTCTCCTGCATCTCTGTGCAAAGCTGTGCGAAAGTTACGATTTATCGTGACTGATGAAAAGGCTGTGCCAGAAATGTGTAAAAGGGGTTTCTCTTCTGCCGCCTTGCGTTGCAGAGCGTATCTATCGGGGACAAGAGACTTGAAACATTCGTCGATACCACGAATGAAGGGCAGACCATGTTTATAATACTTCCAGTAACGCATGGTATAGGAGGTAAGACGGCACGGGAGTTTCATAAAGGGCGTGGCGTCGAAGTAGCCGAGGACAGAGCTGAATACGTTATTATTTACACGCATCTTGCTTACTGTGCCGTCGAGGTTGTACTTTGCTGACCAGCCTTTGATTTCGGTGGGTCTCTTATCTTTCCAATACTTCCCTTTTACATCAATAGGTCCTGCAGCTGCTCCGCGATTTCTTGAAGGAGATGCCGTTATCCAAAAAGCTTCCCAGCCGGTTTTAATGAGAGAGGGGTCAATCACTTGTTTGCGAAGTTTGGCCAAGAGTTTCTTTCCCTCGGGTGTTTCTGCATAAATATCTACGTCTTCATCATAAATCGTATCAACATCGTCTTCATCAAAGTACTGCCCTTCTTTCGCCTCAATCTCTTCATTTGTGAGTTTAGCTTTGACAATGACTTCTTTCACAGACTTTTTCAAGGGTTTTGCGGATTTTGGCATTGCCAGTCCCTCGTAAATTTCTGGGGGGAACTTTGTCAACTGGTCATCGGCCATCTAATTCACTAGGAAGAAGAATTCATATACCATAAAAGTCCAATCGTGGAAGATGTAATAACTGCGCCTAGCCCGAGTCCCTTCAAAAAGAACTTGTAGTCTGCTTCAACAAAGTCATCAGACTTCCAAACAGGGGAGCGACCGCGTTGGCCAAGACGTCTGTAGTATTCTAAGACCTGGCTTTCCGTAAAGGTCGGTTTATTCAAAATCTTATTCACTTCATTGTGTAAGAGTGTCGTCCAGCGAAATAAGTCTGCTTTGCGATCCAGGTGGGGCGTTATAGGGTATTTCTCCAAGTGTACATTGTAATGTTCTTTACAAATGGGGCAAGGAATCAGAAATCGCAAACTTTCGTAAAAGTCTTTTGCAGCTTTTTTATGAGCATGGGAAGGCTCGGCAGGGTAACCGAGAGCAACGATATGTATTGTATGCCAGAAAAAAGGTCCCCATACTTCAGGTGGTATATGCATTCTAAATATAGGTCAGAATAAGGGCTAAACGTGTGAGCCGCAGAACTATAAGGTATGGATAGACACAGCCGTAATAATCAAACAATATGTACAAACTGTGGCGGTCAGGGGCATGTATTTCGTCAATGCATTGCGCCTGTAACCAGTTACGGAGTGATTATGGTTCGTCCCCAGAAGGGGTTCGATATTGCATCATCTCTTGCAAACAATCCGGGTCTCGTCACAGGTATGGAAAATCAAAATCTCGAGTTTCTTTTGATTCAGCGTCGTGACAGCCTGGGATTTATTGAACTCATGCGCGGTCGTTACAAAATCACGGATATTGACTACATTCGTCTTCACTTAGGAGCAATTACTGAGCAAGAGAGAAACAAGTATCGCGATGGTCCCTTCGAGACTCTTTGGAGTGGAATGTGGGGTCTGGATCACTCACACTTGTACAAGAATGAGTACGAGATTGCCAAGGGGAAGTGGGAACAGATTCATTCTGGGGTTACTGACTTACAAGGAAAGTTCTGGACGATTGATGACATTATTGCATCAGCCCCTCCAGCCCCCTTAACACCTGAATGGGGCTTCCCCAAGGGTCGTCGTGATGCCCAGGAGAGCGACTATGTATGTGCGATGCGTGAGATGTATGAAGAGACGGGTGTAAAAGAGTCACAGGTCATACCTATTCAGAACTTGGAGCCTCTGGTTGAGTCGTTTTTTGGAAGCAACCATGTGCACTATTGCCACAAGTATTATATTGTCTGGGTGCCTGCCGAAATTAAGGTAGAATTTGATGATACGAATGCGACTATGCGCCGTGAAATAGGAAATCTAAAATGGTTTCCTTTGAATGATGCGCTGAAACACTTACGTGAAGAGAATATTGAGAAGCGGGAGGTGCTTTTGAAAGCAGCATCCATGTTTCGGAATTTATGTCCGTTTCCTGTACGCCCTAAGGTAGTTTCCTCTTAGATAATATATACAGAACACTAGAATGGCCGCGACAGCGAGTCCAGAAGCTCAGGCATTATTGGAACGGTGGAGAACAGAAAAGGACTTCACCGTGCGAAATGAACTTTTGGAAGAATTAATTGAGAATAACATATTTCCAGGAAAGGAGCAAGAATTATACGAAATTGAAGGTGGGTTATATCCGGATTTACAAGACCCTCAACTTCTACCGAAACTTCTTCGTAAACGTGAATTCCAAGAGTTGAAACAAAAGTCTGTAAAAGAGAGTTTTGAAGAAGGAGTAGAAAAATGCCGAAGCACGGAAGACTTTGAAATATCACCTGTGCAGCGTTTTGTCAGTCGTCTCTTATCACCTCGTACACCGTATAACTCAGCACTCTTATATCACGGCGTGGGTGTAGGTAAGACGTGTGCTGCAATTACTGTGGCCGAGTCTTACTTGCGAGACTATCCTGGCAAAAAAGTCTATATTATAGCCCCTCCAAATATTCAAGAAGGATTCAAACGTACTATATTTGACCGTGAAGGACTTCGCCCTGCAACCAAGACTTCAGTCGCTTCGCATCGTGGATGTACAGGGAATACCTATCTTGAGTTAACAGGGTCTATGGCGGAAAGTAATCGCGGAATCATAGAATCTAGAGTTGTCAAGGCTATTAAGGGTCGTTATGAATTTTTTGGATATACTTCGTTTTATAATCACATTATAAATCTCTTATCCAATCTGTCCAAGACTGCCAAAGATTTGGAACAGGTGAAACTCGAATCATTTCGTCGTGAGTTTTCAAACCGTGTGATTATTATTGACGAGGCGCATAACTTGCGCGATAATCCTATGGAAGCCGATGATGAAGCGATAGATGATACAACGGCAGGTGATACTGCGGAGTCAAAGGCAGGAAAGAAGCTAACTCCGTACTTACGAGAGGTTCTCAGCTCGGCAGAGGGTACTACCTTATTATTAATGACGGCAACTCCTATGTACAATAGTTATGTAGAAATCGTATTTTTGCTAAATCTCTTACTTACAAATGACAAGTTTGAAAGAATGCGCCCTGAAGAGATTTTCGACCTTCGTCGTGGGTCTGAAGAGATATTTTTACCTGGTGGAGAAATCTTACTAGGAAAGGTTGCTTCTCAATATATCTCCTTTATGCGCGGTGAAAACCCTTTAACATTTCCTATTCGTCTAGAGCCTCGTGGCACATCACGTTTGCGTAGATGGCCGGCAGATAGTCCCAAGGGACTTACAATTGAAACAAGTGAGCGTATTAAGTGTGTAAAACTTCCGTGTGTGCAAGGATTTTTCAAGGTCGAAACTGAGCTGCTCTATAAAGAACAGACTGATGCAATTGTGAACTCTTCAGAGGGTCTAGGAATTACAAACATGGATATTCTAATTCAAGCAGGAAATTGGATATTTCCTGCCAATGGCTCAGACGATTTCTTAGACAGAATTCGCCAACAAGGATTTGATAACACATTTGTAAAAGAGAAACGTGGAAACTTAATCTACTTTAAAAATACGAATGAAGAAGCAGGTGCTTCTTGGCTACTTGACACAAATTTATCTGCAGCGAGTGGAAAGTGTGCTGTCCTACTGAAACGCCTGAATGCCTGTCGTGGTGTAGCATTTGTATATAGTCGTTTCGTAGCTTCAGGCGCTTTAACGATTGCTCTAGCTCTCGAAGCCAATGGTTACACTTGCTATAACCGTGAAATAGGATTCTTGGCTGAGGGGAATCAACACCCTGAAGGAAGACAGTGTGCTCTATGTCCAAGACATGAGAAAAATCACGGGTCTGTGCCTGAAGAAAAAGGTACAACTGCACATACATTCAAGCCGGCCAAGTATGTTTTACTCACAGGTTCAGAGGAACTTTCTCCCAATAATGCAAAGTCAATTGATGCGGCTAGAGCTTCCAATAATATTTATGGAGAAGAGGTAAAGGTAATTCTGGGTTCACAGATTGCTGGTGAAGGTTTGGACTTGCGCTATATTCGCGAAGTCTTGGTATTTGATAGTTGGTATCATTTAAATAAATTAGAACAGATTGTGGGTCGTGGTATTCGTAATTGCTCTCATGCAGCTTTATCAGACCTGAAAAAGAATTGCACGGTGACCTTATTGATAAATGGCTACTCATCCAAACCTGATATTGAAACGATTGACATGTATTCATATCGCCAGGCTTTGAACAAGGCAATTGTCGTAGGTAATGTTACGCGTTTGTTAAAGGAGTATGCGATTGACTGCAGTTTGAATCGCGAAGCGATTTTAGTGAAGAATTTGGAACCTCGCCCAGTTATCTTGGACAGTCAAGGTGAAGAGCGCCTTAACCAAAATATTGATGATGTCCCTTTAACAGCGATGTGTGATTGGCTTGAAACATGTGACTATAGTTGTAAGTATGGCGAAGGAGAGTTAATGGAAACGAAGATTGACTTGAAAGACCAAGATACTTCTACGTATGACGAATATACTGCACGATTCCAGATTCACAAACTGCGCACCTACTTGCAAGACAGAATTGTGCGCGGAACTCCCTTTGTCACCTTTGAACGAATTGAAAATGATTTCTCCACAATTCCTCGGCCTTTACTGGGGTCTCTTCTAAATGAAATAGTAGAGCGCAAAGAATTTACTATACAGACTCCTCATGGCTCTGGGCGTATAATCCTTCGCAATGGATTCTATGTATTTCAGCCTGATAAATTAAAGGATACAAGTATACCGATTGCCTTACGCCTTGCTAATATTCCTATTCCTCGTGACCATTTTACACCTATTCCAGTAGAAAAAGAGAAGCGGGTGTTAAAGGTTGAAAAGTCTGAGGATTCAGAAGAACTCTGGCAAGAAATCTTGAAGTGGACGCAAAAAATGCGTGAAGGTAGTGCGACGGAAGAAGTTCCTGTTGCTATTACTAGCGAAGTTACAAAGTTGCGCAAGTCTATGGGGTTAATGAAGGAACAGAATGAACGTTTGGAAATGATTATATGGATATACAAAGTTGTGAAAGACTTAGTGGAAGTTCGTGGAAAATTCGCGGATGTTGTTTTGGAATATATGTGGGATGAATTTATTTCTTTTGGTACAAAGAAACACTTATTTTCCACTAAACCTGCAGACTCTGTGTTAAAGGGGGTTGCTGGTCATGCCTATTGGGACTTGGAGGGCAGTCAGTATATACGATTTATGAAAGATTCTGAGAATGAAATTGAGTATCTTTCTGTTGGGGCTGATGGGCAGGGAGTTCCAGCTTCAAGAGCCATAGTAGAAGTCTTGGAAAGAGAAAAGGGGATGGATCCCTTATTGAAAAAACCGATTGATGTGCGGTACACTGGGTATGAATATGGGTTTATTGCATTTAATCCTAAGAAGAAGCGTTTTGTATTTAAGAAGGGTATGCCACCTCGGCCGAATGGAAAAGTTACGCGCGGGTCTGAATGTTCAATTAATAGTGGAACTACGTATGAATTAAAACTTTTGGAACGTTTTGGTAAAACTCTGAAAGAATCTGGACAATCGGATCTTGGACTCAATGAAGATGAACTGGGGCGTAGAAGAATTGCGAACTCGGTGCGTGTTTGTACTATTAGTGACCTGGCTCTTCGTTATATGGACAAGGCAAAGGTACAAGGAAAACGCTGGTTTTATCGCCCCCTAGAAGCGAAGCTGCATAATCATCCCTTACGCTAGACGCGTAAATATTGTATTGGCTATGAATAGAATGAAGTGGTATAGAGTATACTTCTTCATACTAAAATTTCTTGTAGTTATACAATTCTTGTTTTTACTATTTAAGAAGGGGTCAAGTGACACGGTATTATTTTTAGCTTCTGATATAATATTCAAAGGGTCTGTTGGGCTCTTTCTTATGTTGTATTTCTTTGTACATAGCCTCCCCGATCTCCACCCCGCCGATAGACTCATTATATGTTTTGGAGGTTCTTTGTTAGTTTTCGATGCTTTTTATAATGATCTCCCTAAGCTTCTAGAAAAATTCGGGGTTCAATGTAAGATACTCCAGCCCACAGGGAATAAAGAAGCTACGTAAGTATTAATCCATAGTTTAGGCACAATAACAGGGGAACGTCTTGCATAAGCTCCTAGGAAAGCTCCCCACCAACTAAAGGTAGAATTGCCGCATATAGCTCCTCCTTTACAAGATGCCATAAGAGCTAGAGTTTCAACTTCATTGTC